GTTCTATCTGACCAATCGTTCTAAATTTAATTGCCATTTAATTTTCCTCCTAACTAAAAAGACCCGACACTGTTGTCGAGTTTAAATTCTTATTTTAAAAAATATTTAAGTCTTTATCTTCTGTTTTGTTTTCTGTACAAACTTCAGAAAATATATCTTCAACATCTGTTTCAGAATTTCTTGAATTAATCTCTGATACTTTCTTTTCTGCTTTCTTTTGCTGAGCCACAATATTCATACAAATCTTAGACTTGATTGAATTGATTTCTGAAGTTACATTTTCAAGGTCTTCTTTCTTTTCAGCAGAATTAATCTCTGTTTTTAACTTTTCAATATCTTCCTTTGCGATTTCCTTTTCATCCGAATTAAATTCACCAAGTGCAGAATCTAATTCACCAAGCTTTTCAGCCACTTTTGCTTTAGCAAGTTCGCTTTCAAGAATATCTCTTTCAGCCCAATATGTTGCGTGGTCTTGCTTTAGTTTATCAAGCGTTGCTTGAATTTGTTCTACAGATGCGTTAAGTTCTGAAATCTTTGTGTCCTTTTCAGCAATTTCAGCATCTTTTTCTTCAATTTTTGTATTCAGTTCTGCTATTTTAGTTTCATAAGACTGTGTTTTATCATTAAGCTCTAATATAGTAGATTGAATAGCTTCTTTTACTTCATTTATATCCATTATTTCGTTTTCCTCCTTTTGTTGTTTCTTTTCATTTAACTCTATCAGAGTAGAAGTAGAATCTGCTGCCGATGTAACCATAGACCATCCTGAATGAACAAAGTCTATGGGAATACGCCCTTTGTCCAAATAACCATTTTTATATACAATTCCGTCATTACCTTCTGACTTATATATTTCAATGCTACCTTCAACTGACACACCATTGTTTACATCAGTTTCAAGTTGTTCAACAAAAGCATGGTATCTCATCTCATCTAAATATCCCTTACCAATAACAACTCTTTTAGTGCCATCGTCAGTTTCAATATCTTGAATGTATCCCTCTGTAAAATGTCCAACAATCGTAGCATTATCAAATACGGGCATACCATCTTCAATTCCGGTTAATCCATGCCCGCTAATTTGTGTTCTCTCATCATCTAAAAACTCTACGGTTACACTCATATCTTTGATACTATCAAGTTGCGGAGCACAATATTCTTCAAGAAATGTAATGCCATTTTTGTTGTATTTAGTACCAACATCATCTACTACACATTCTGGAGGTTGCAATTCATACAAAACGGCAGTAAAAGCTCGTCTACCATTTTTATATTTCTTTTCTGACAATTCAAAAGCTGCCATTATTAACCCTCCTAAAAAATTGCAATAAAATAAGCCAACAAATAGTTGACCCGTTTTCGATATTAAGTTTTATGTTTTGTCACTGGGACTCGGAAGATTATTTCCTCCGTTACTTTGTGATTGTATTGTATTCTCATTTGTAGGATTATCCACGCTTGGTCTACCACCCACATTATCATCTTTAGAAATGTTGTTACTTGTAAGGTGGGGGATATACTTATCAAATATTTTATTATCATATTCTTCATCGAGTATATTAAAATAGACATCAGGATTAATTCCGGTGCTTGAAACAAGCATAGTCATAGACCCAGAAGCTTGCAAATATAAACTCTTCATCATTTCAAAGAATTGTTGTCTATTTACCAATGAAGTAGGCAGATAATACACTTCAACTCTATTACGTTTATCTTTTATGATATTTTCATTTATAACGTAATTAAGTTCATTTTGCAATTCTTGAATCCACATATATAATTGTGCGTTAATCATTTCCAAATTGCTCTGACCATTTGCAAAAGTACCTGTTGATGAAGCACCTAATAATTGTGCAGCCATACCCAAATCCATAGCAATTTTATCAGTCAAATCACCTTCATTTTTTTGATCAAAAATATCAGCAGTGCCAACATCTAAAGACTCGATTTTTGTGCCTGCGGACACCGTAAAAAATGAAGTTCCACCACGATTATTCTTAGTCATAACTGCTTGTTTGACTTTATCGTGTTGGTCTTGCTGTTGAGATTTTGTCAATGCACAACTACCTTTATCTTTGCCTTCAGGCAATGTCTGAACAACAATACGATTATTTAATTCACGCAATACGTTTCTTTTTGTATCCACGAATTCATTTTGGTACAAAATATCTGATATTGCAGCAATCGCCAATGGGCGTCCCCAAGGCTCGCTCGTTTTACATTTTATTTTGTGAGCAATGGTATGCTTATTGTCTAATACAATCCAATTATTTGAAGAATATCGACCTTTTTCCCAGTTGGAATATGCTTTGCGAATTTCTGAAGGATATTTCTTTAACTTACGGTCACGTTCAGCCTTTGTAACACATTGCTCAAGAAAATACCTTAAATTAAAAGCAATAACGTTCCTGTTATTTTTTCGTCCTACTATTTTTGAATATTCATAAGGCAGGGGAATAAGTGAAGCATTTATTCCCAAATCACAAAGTTCTATAATATTTTCAACATCATAGTCAGATAATGCTTTTGTAGCATCGTTGACTTTTTTTGTCGTTTCAAAATAATAAAAACAATTTCCTTCGTTCATATCTGTGAAAAGAGCATCACGAATAAATTGCTTGTCCTGAATAGCCTCCAAAGTCGAAAGCATTAGGTCTTTATTTTTGTTAAGCTTTGTTTTACTAAATTTCCGCTTTTTCCCATACACCACTCTATCTAAACAAGGCAATGCAACCATATAATCAATGGTATTTGTAACTACACCTTCGCTATTATAAACAAACATTGCAAGTTTTCGAGTAAGTGAATGATTGGCTATTGGGTCTTTTACAATAGACCGTATTTCTTCAGGTGTAAATTCTGTATATAAGTTGCAGCCGAATATTGAACTGTAATCGTTCACCGGCAATGTACTAAAATAGCTATTGAATTCATAAGAATTATTGACTTCTTGTTGAGAAACTGAATTTGTTTCTGTAAATGTTTGCGTTTGAGAGGGATGTCCTCGCTCACGCTTTATATCGTCTTTAGGCATATTTCGAGATGTCTCCTTTCTCAATATGTAATTTTATTAGTTTATAAGAGTACAAAACTCATATTCCGAGGTGTCTCCAACCAAGTCTTGTTCAAGCAATCCGATAAAATAATTACCATATGCTAAACTAACATATCTATCTTTCGTGTTACTACCTGTTTCGAAAAGTGTAATTATTCCTGTTTGCTCATTACGAGTGTACTCCAATGACATCATTTCATTAATGAGAGCTTGTGTCTCAAGGTAAGGTCTTTCATAAAATACAGCCACATCTACGTCAGGTGTAGAAGTATATTCGGGAATGTGCGATTCGAGGATGTCTTTTGCCTCATCTAAATTTACAAGCAAATCAATCATATGGCTTTCCAATGTTCCTCTTAATGCAATAGCAATATCATTATTTAATTTTTGACTTGCATTAATTGTAAAAACATTTTCTACCGCACCTGCGACATTAACACGCTTAGCAATATCTTTGTCATTCATACAACGCCATGCTGGATATTCACAATCACGACTCTCATCGTATAAAATCTTTGCAAGTCTATCATATGTTAAAATTCCGCCATTGCGTGTGTCGAGTATACAGTAGTCTGCCTCGAAATCGTAGTATAATTGCTTTATTCGTATTGCTTGTTTATCTACATCACTACCCGGATTCGCTTCAATATATGGAACGATTCTTCTGTATCCATTTTTAACCTCAACAACTTTACCATCAATATTTTCTGAAGTATATGTCATACTTTCAGGCAATGCACGAATACAAGTAAAACAAGAATTATCGTTTTTATTAGAACGCTCAATAAACGCCATATCGCAAGCAAGTATTCTTATTTCACCTGGTTGTTTTGGGATACTATAAGGATTCTTATGCTTATTTCTTACATCTTCATATCTACGAGGATAGAATGCCTTTTTATTTGTTTGATTCTTCGTCAAAAGTCCATATGTAAAATATGAATTTGCACCTTCACGTAACATTTCGTTTTCATATTCTTCTCGCCAAGTAATCGGGTCTGTACTTCGTTTTGCTTCGATTAGTTGTGCTCTTGTTTTAATTGCATGTTTTAAAGCAATAGAATAATCTGTAGCAAGCATACAAGCAGAATTGTCGCCGTATTTGCTACTAACAGTATCTTTTAACAATTTACCCATCCAATGACTTGTCGGAGCAGCAGAGCTGATATAAATATTAACTGCCTCTTCTAAAAACTCATCATTTTCTTTGTATTTAACACCATATTTTTCACATTCTTCGTTGGTACGGAACTGTGAAGGACGAGTCATTTGAAACGGTTTTAACACTTTATCAACGATATATTTTGGGATACGTTTAAATTCTTCAAAAATCAAAACTGTGGAACGATAACCTAACGCACCTTCGCCACCAACTACAACAACTATAGAACTTCCGTTACGAAAGACAACCTCAATGTCATTTGTACTTGTTTTAATTGTTTCTATTTCTCGTCTAAGATTTTCAGATTTAGGCATTAATTCTTTTTGTATTTTTTCTTTTACAATAAGAGATGCCTGCTTTTTTGAACCACTAGCGATAACTACTTTTGTATTTGGATATAAAATGCATTTAGCACACGAAAAAATTGCAATAACAAAAGATTTTGCACTTGCACGTCCAGCTATGATAACAACACTAATGTACATATTAAGCAAATATAGCCATATTATCTGATACCAGTGTAAAGGGATTTTCAAATAATGCTCGACAAATACTGGAATATTACGGCGATAAAATGTAACATAATCAATAATTCTTTCAAAATTATTTTTATTGGATAACCAAGAATGTGCAGGGAATTTTTTATAGACTATTTTTTGATATTCATCCATATTAAACGCCGTCCTTATTTATATCTTCATCGTTAATCCAGTATTCTTTCTCCTTTTCTTTGTTACCAAAAATCAAATTTCTTAAAGGTCTGTACATAAAACGTTCAATGTATTCAATAATGCCAAAGAAATCATGATATTTTTTCTTATCTTGATAATATTCAGCGGGAGAGTATTTTTCTATTTCCATTATCCATTTTCCAAATGAGTCATTTGAAGTATCGGCTTCTTCAGCCTTTAATTCGGCAGCCTCAAACATTGCCTTATATGAATTTGATAATGTACCAATATCTTTTCCAGCTTGAATATTTACCTGCATTTGATATTCCAACAGACAAAGGTTTTTCATTAATTTTTGTTTTCTTACATCGGGTTTTGACTCGCACAATTTCAGTAATTCATCATAATATCCTTGTAATGTAGGATAAACAGATGTATCATAGCCCGAGCCCCAAAATTTAATCATTTTAGGTGTTAATTTATAATCCGAAACACTATTCACGTCATTTGGGCTTTCAATTATTTGAGGTGGCTTTTGCAAATAATGATATTTCATAGAATCGAAATATGTTTTGCCGATATTTGCAACTTGTCCCAAATTTTTCTTCGCACCATAATGGCTAATACGTGATCTATCTGCCGATATTTGCTTTGCTGCTTTTAGTCCTTCAATATCGTACACCCAACCAAATTGCATACAAAAATATTCGATTGCCTTACTTTCATTACCATTAAATAAATCAACAAGCTTATAATAGTAAGCATCTCTACATGAATTACAAATAGGAATATAACCATCATTGCTTTGCCATAATACATCTGCTGATTTAGAAAAGTGATTTTTCTGCGTATCCCAAGAAGCCCCACAGCAAGTACATTTATATTTTTTTTCCGTCATTTGATTAGACTTTGGTATTCTAACATCGACATTAACATCTAAATTAAGAGGAGCGTCCATTTCTTCACGAATGCTTTCTTCTCTTGATTTTATTCCTGCCAAATAGATATTCCTCCTTTTCAACTATTTTTTTATCTCATTTTCACTAGTCACGTCCCATCGAAAGAACTTAAAAACGCCGACCGTTTATGACCATATATATAAATTTATAAAAAAACACAATAGTAGTAAAAAGTTGACAATTACCATATATGGTGATATAATGATTTCAAGTTATAATATACAACGAAAGAAGAATTAAATTGGAGAATACGACAAAACATAAATGTTTTATATCATTTAAAACTCAAGATATTGAATATAAAAAATACATTCAAGAACAATTAGACATAGACATGATAGATAAGTCTTTAAACGAGCCAATTCAATCTGAAGACGAAGATTATATAATGCGAAAAATTAGAGAAGATTATTTATCTGATTCAACGGTTACAATTTGCTTAATTGGAACACAAAGTGCCGAAAATTCACCAAATGTTGATCAAACCTATATAAAACGAGAACTTCAAGCCTCTTTGTATAACGGTAAAAACAATACAAGAAATGGTATCCTGGGTGTTGTACTACCTAATATGGAATCGAAAATATATCAAGGTTCATATACTTGTGCAATTTGTGGTGAAGCACATAGTATTGTAAAAATTAATTGTGATACAACAATATACGAATTTTGTTATAATTATTATCTTCCAAAGCCATCAGACAAATGTGCTTGGAAAGAAGATGATAGATATTGTGTTCTTGTAAAATGGGAAGATTTTTGTATCGACCCAGAACAGTATATAGAAAAGGCTTTCCAAAAACGAACTTCCCCAATAGCCGAAAAGGTGCAAGTATATCCTAAATAAATTATGAAAGATAATTATATATTTAAAGAATATCAAGACTATTTAAAAAAATGCTCGTCAACCGAGCAAAATTATATTTATAATAGATTAATTAATCAAATTATTTGGTATGATAAACAAGCTATAAAAAAGCAGGCTATGTTTAAAAGACTAACAATAATCTCAACAATATCGACTGCAATTATTCCGATTTTGTCTTTAATTGAACAATATGATATAAAAATAATATCAATTATTACTAAAATCTTGATTAGTATTGCCAGCACTGGGTCAGCAGTATTATTGTCTATTTTATATTTATGCGAATATCGAAATTTATGGATAGAATATAGATCTTCTTGTGAAATTTTAAAAAGTATATTACATAGATATTTTACTCAAACAAATGAGTTTAAAACTACTGATAACAATAAACGATTTAAATTACTAGTTTCAACTTGTGAAGAATATATGACTAAAGAATTTCAAACATGGACTGAATTATCCCATGATACATCAAAAGAGCAATAATTTTATTGCTCTTTTACTTCTTCATATGTTTTTTTAAAAATATCTGGTTTACAAGGATATTTTTCGCCGTTAACGCCAATGATGATATAATCTCCGACACTTGCCATTAAATCTCCTTCTAATGTATGAATCGTTATTTCTCTATCGGTTTGATATGCTTCAACCACTACTGGCTTTTTTACATATTTTTTGATTTTCATAATCATAAACTCCTTTCATACATATTATATAACAATATATTAAAATTGTAAACATGTACAAATTATAATCATTTAAATAAATTCTCAATCTCTTCATTGGAAATTGGTTTAATATTTTCTCCATCGCCATTCAAAACTTCAAATGATTTTATACCGTCTTTATCTTGAATAGTTACTCTATGACCACCGTCAATGTCCTCAACTGAAATAGTAGGGGATACTCCGTCTTGTCCTTTAATAGCACCAAGACCTTCGGCGGTTTCTTTTGTGTATTTCTTTGCAGCCGCAAGTGTTATAATGTCCATTTTATACTTCCCACCATTTCTTATTTTCCTCGTCATACATAAATGTATTTTTTGTGTCCATTTCATAGTATGTACTTGAATTTCCTATGAAAATATCATCAAACTTCTCAATTGGTTTTTCGTCAGTTGACAAGCCATACAATTCAAGCCAAACTCTGTTTTCACGATTTCCGTATTTATTTAAAGTTATCATCATTGATTCCTTTCGTAATATGACAAAAGAGCAGGGACACCTACTCTTTTCTTTGTTAATTTATTGTTTGTTGGGTTGTTAAATCTGAATACTATCCTTTAATTTTCTAACCTTGGTAGTATCAGTTTTGATGTAAAACTTTTTAGTTACATCCGTTCCGGCATGATTCAACATAGTGGAAATATCCTCCAAATTTACGCCGGCGTTCTTGAGTATCGTCGCGTAGCTGTGGCGGAAATCGTGGTGATGTAGGGTAGGAACGTCAATCATTGCACCAATCTTTTTACACCAATCATTCAACGTGCTGTTTCGTATTGGCTTATCTTCAGTAACATAAGGTGTAATGAACAACCACCCATGATCATCAATATTATTTTCTTTGCGATATTGAATCAGATTCTCAAGATAATTTTTTGTTTCAACTGAAAAACTCAATTCTACAATTTTACCTTCTTTTTCAATAACGTCAGTGCAAATTCTCTCTTCTAAATTAACTTGTTTCCATTTTAAATTGGCAACAGCATTTACTCGTGCCATAGTGGTTAACGAAAGAAAGGCATATGCTTGTAATTGAATATCACCATATTCTTCAAGTTTTTCTCTCATTAATTGCACTTGTTCCTTTGTAAGATATGTTTGCACTGTAATGGGTTGTCCGGCTTTAGGTCTATCTATAAACTCAGTCGGTGATTCTCTTATGAGTTTCTTTTTTCGAAGAAATTTATAGAATGCAGAAATCGAAGCCATAACCCTCTTTTGACGATTTACATTATTACCTTGTTGCTTTCTCCAATAGTAATATTCCGTAATATCATCTTCGGTTGCCTCTAAAACAGATAAGTTAAACTGATGGTCGTACATAAAAATAAACCATTGTTTCAAGTCTGCATTATAAGCATCAATTGTATTTTTAGATAAATCACGGATAGACATATCTATCTGATATTTTTGAAATAATTTTAGAGTTTCGGGATTTATGTTTTGAAATTTGTTTTCATCATACATTTGTATACGTTTTGCACGTTCTGCCATAAAAATCACTTCCTTCCTATACCTAACAAAAAAAGAAGTAGAATCACATCAAATGAAATGAAACTACTTCTTTCGTGAATCTTATTTACTATGTATTGTGTTAATCTGGTCTAATACTTCGTCGATTTCAGCTTCAAATAATTTTGTGCAGCACGAATATAAGTCATCAATATAACCAAATAACTCAGCATATTTTATAACTGACAATTTATCTTTCTGTTTAACTTGCTTTAAATTATACCCTTCACACCTTGCTTCTAAATCGACATGAAAATTTTCCTTAAAACACTTATACAATTCTTTGTATCTGTTAGCATAATTACCACTTCTACGTCTACAAATTCTATTAATGACATCTTTCTTCTTATATACATCAATATCATCAGTTAAGCCATTAATAACTTCTTGCTTGTGATTAATCTCATTCTTTTGAGCCTCAATGACTTCATTTTGCTTACGAACAGTAGTTAAAGTTGTTGAAAATAATAACTTTGTTTGCTCATCAGCAAAAGGAAGATATGTGCTTATAAATGTTTCATCATCGTTTACATATCCGCCTGTCTTACGAATTGCAGGCAAAACTTCGTCTGTAACCCAATCTGAAAATTTCTCGGCTTCTGGCTTTCGACTTGTAAAGATAAGTTTATAAACGCCACTTTCGGTAAGGAAATTTTCGCCGGCATTATTCAATTTTCGGATATCGGCATTACCGACTTCCGAATTTTTAACCTTAACTACTTGGCTTTTGTTCATTTTTCTAAGATTGTCATTGACATTTTTAATCCCTAAAACTTTAGCCACATGTTTTGGATTAAACAGAACATGTCCATTCAACTCAAATACCTCTACATCATTTCCCTCAAACATCATCAAATTGTTGTTCATTAAAAATCCTCCTTTTATCAATACAAAAAAATATAGTAATAAAAGGAGAGGGCGGGTGACTATCCCGCAAATCTCTCCATTGTTGGTGTGATAGGAATTTACCCTATTCATGACTCCACCAATAGAGGTAGAAATAAGCAAGTTGCTTATAATTTTCTTTACCAATCTAACTGATTGACCTACTAACATATTCTCCGTTTTGTAAACGAAAAATATAACTTTTGAGCAATCAAGGAATCGAACCCCGACAAAGAAACCATTTTGCCCATAGAAAAAGAGTGTGCAATTTCTCACACACTCTCACAATTCATATAGTTCACCAACCGAATATTTCACGAATTCTGTCCATTTCCGCAAAACATTCATCCATATGGTTAAGATTGTCTCTTACTCTACCAAGCAAGTCTTTAATCTCACCATCACTCAAATTTGATTTAACAACGACATACTTGCCATCATCTATATCATCAACCAACTCATCTTCATAATCTTCTTCAACTTCGTCAGCATAATCCACTTCATATATTTCCGCATTTTTATTTAAATTACAATGAATTAGTCTTGACGAGCAATCACTGAAAATATATAGTACTTCACTATCATAGTTGAAATACTTGCCATTTCTCTTAGCCGGTTCAACGAAAACCTCATAATCGTTATTGATAGACAAAATATATTCGTCATCATACTCAACTACGCCACTCAAGCCTATCTCAAGTGATATGAAGTAAACATCATCATAACGAGCCAATTCTTTTATAATTGGTTCAATATCTTCATAATGTCCAATTACCGATATATTCTTAAATTCAGTTGATTGTGAAGCGAGTTCAAATATAATATCATCAGCCAAAGATGTCCCATAGTCTACTATGTAATTCTTCATATGTTAAAACCTCGCTATTATTCGTTAACTTCTCTCTTAAATGTTGAACTGAACTTTGCCTTTGGAATATACTTTGATGGCACGGCGATAGATTCACCAGTCTGAGGATTTCTTGCTGTTGTTGCTTCCTTGTATACTTTCTCCAACTTTACAAAACCAGTAATATCAACAACACCTTCTGTCAAAATGCCGTCCTTTATAATATCAATAACTGAACCAACAACTTCTGTTGCTGCCTTCTTTGTTACATTGTTCTTTTCTGCATATACTGCAATAATATCATTCTTTTTCATAATTAATTTTCCTTTCGTTCTTTACAATTATTTTTTTTAAATTTAACTCAATAGGGTACTGATACTCCAACGGCTAAAGCACGTTGGGTTCTTATATA